ATCGTCGACTCCACCGGTACGATTGCGGCGTACAAATGTGCGGCGGGAATGCTCAGCGGCACCGCTAACCCCACCCGCAAGTGGTTCAGGCTTCAGGTCGGCAACGTCGACTCCACCAGGACCAATCCCATAAGCCTGTGGCTCGCCGAGTGTGAGCGGATCCTCCTCCTCATATTCCAGCGCTCCAACTTCTACTCCTCCCTAGCCGTGGCAATCCTCGACATGGTCGTGTTCGGCACCTGCGTACTGGTCGAATACGAAGACGACGAGAACGTTGTCCGGTTCTTCAACCCTTGCCTCGGCGAGTTCTACCTTGAAGCCTCAAACTCCCTCGAAGCTAACGTCATGTGCCGGGAGTTCACTTATACGATCAGCCAACTGGTGGAAGAGTTTGGTAGAGAGAACGTTAGTCTCGCCGCCCAACGTCTCTACCATGAGGGCGGCGCCAGCCTTACCCGTGAGGTTGTCGTCGCCCATCAAATTGAGCCGAACGTCGATGGGGCGAAGTATGGTATACCGTCTAGATTTGCTTGGCGTGAGGTCTATTGGGAGTGGGGAGGATCCGCCTCTCCTCAGGGAGGCTCAAGCTACAGCCCTGGCGTCCTTCGCAAGCGAGGCTTTTTCGAACAGCCGTTTATGGCCGGAAGATGGGATCTTGTATCTAACGATGCCTATGGCCGATCCCCGGGGATGGACGGTTACCCTGACGTCAGGCAGCTCCAGCAAGAGATGCGGCGCAAGGGCCAGGCCATTGACAAAATGGTCAATCCCCCGCTGGTTGCTGATATTCAGCTAAAGAACCAGCCCGCTTCGCTTCTACCCGGTGGTGTCACGTACATCAGTGGAATGATGACGACTGGACGTCCGGGCTTTGCCCCGGTTTACCAAGTTCAGCCTCAGATCAAGGACATGATGGAGGATCTGAACGAGGTCCGGGAGCGCATCAACCGGACGTTCTACGTCGACGTTTTCCAAACAATCAGCCAGTACGAAACGCGGTCGAACATCACGGCCGTGGAGATCGATGCTCGCCGGGCCGAGGCGTTCCTCATGCTTGGACCGGTTTTCGAGCGGATCCAGAACGAAGTGTTCTCAAAGATCATAGAGCGGACGTTCGGGATCGCCAACCGGCTGGGGCTGTTGCCGCCAGCGCCGGCAGAGATCCAGGGCCATGCTATGACGGTTAAGTACAAGTCGATGCTGGAGATCGCACAGGACGCAACGGCGGCGGCCGGGATCGAGCGGGTGTTCCAGCTCGCAGGGAACCTGGCCGGGATCGATCCGATGGTGATGGACAATATCGACGTCGACTACGGCCTAGATAAGATCAGCTCGCTGCTGAACAACGATCCGCGGTTCATTCGCTCGCCAGCGGAGCTTCAACAGATCCGCGCCCAGAGGCAGCAGCAACAGGTGCAGGCACAGCAGGCAGATATGGCCGAGAAGATGGCGAAGTCCGCCCAGGTCCTCTCTGACACGGATGTGGGTGGAACGAAGAATGCCCTCCAGCAGATGATGGGACAATGAAGTACAATGCGGCGGAAAAGGAACACATTCGGCTCGCCGAGAAGCGTTCAGAGCGGGAAGAGCGAGAGTATGACGCCTACATTAACCAGATTATGTCCACAGTCGCCGGGCGAAAGTGGATGGAAGGGTTTCTGGAGGCCTGTCATGTTTTTGCGACCTCTTTCAACGGTAACGCCCTCCAAACAGCGTTCCTGGAGGGCGAGCGACACGTCGGGCTAGATCTGATCAGGGCGATCATGCGAGTTTGCCCGGATCAGTATGTGCAGATGATGAAAGAACGGAACGTTAAGGAGACGGTGGAAGATGGCCGAAGAAGCGCTAGCACCAGTGATAGAATCGCCCTCGTCGGAACCGACGGTAGAGCCCTCGTCGACCCCACCAACGACTGAGCCGGCTCCATCGCTTCTGAACGAGGCCCCGCCTGCGCCAATGGGCGCGCCGGATAAGTACGAGGAGTTCAACGTTCCCGACGGCTACACCCTCGATCCAGAGGTAGCGACGGCCGCCGGGGAACTATTCAAGGGCATGAACCTTACGCAGGGGAATGCCCAGAAGCTTGTGGATTTCTACGTCACTAAGACGCAGGAAGCCTTCAATGCACCCTTCCGAGCATACCAGGATATGGTCGAGGGGTGGGTGAAGGAGGTCAAAGCCCACCCCGAGATCGGGGGAAAGCTAGACCAAGTCAAGGCTACGGTTGCCTCGGCGATCGATAGTCTTGGCGATGCCAGCTTGGCTCGTGACTTTCGGAAAGCTATGGATCTTACAGGAGCCGGAAACCATCCAGCGTTCGTCCGGGTCTTCTATAAGCTTGCTCAGATGGTCACAGAAGGCAACGCCGTTGCGGGCAAAGGGCCAAGTCCGCATGGACAAGCCGCGCCTGGACAGTCGACACGACCGTCGTTGGCCCAGGCAATGTATCCAACATTACCATCAGGGTGAGCTAAATGGCAACCGTACCTGGCGCAAATATGGCCCTCACATACGGTGACTGGGCCAAGCGAATGACCGATGGCTACCGAGTAGCCTCGATCATCGAGCTGCTCTCACAGACGAACGAAATCCTCGAAGACATGCTCGTGATGGAGGGCAACCTCCCCACCGGCCACAAAACAACGGTCCGCACCGGTCTGCCCCAAGCAACTTGGCGTCTGCTGAACCAAGGTGTCCCCAACGCGAAGAGCACGACCGCACAGATCGTCGATACCTGTGGCAACCTCGAGACCTACGCCGTGATCGACAAGGACATCGCTGATCTGAACGGCAACACCGCCGAGTTCAGGCTCTCCGAAGTCAAGGCGTTCCTGGAGGGGATGAGCCAGCAGGTCGCTGCGACGCTGATCTACGGCAACCAGTTCGTGAACCCGGAGCGCTTCACTGGCTTAGCGCCACGCTACTCGACGGTCAACGTCTCCAACGCCAACACCGCCTACAACGTGCTCAACGGCGGGGGCACGGCCTCTACGAACACCAGCATCTGGGTCGTGGTGTGGGGCGCCGATACGACCTTCGCCACCTTCCCCAAAGGCAAGATCACCGGCCTCCAGCACCGCGACATGGGTGAGTGGCCGGTGCTCGATGCCTCGGGCAACACCTACCAGGCCTATCGCGACCACTTCAAGTGGGAGATCGGGATGGTGGTGCGGGATTGGCGCTACGTGGTGCGCATCGCGAACATCGACATCACCCAACTCACCGGCGTCAGTGCCGCCAACCTGATCAACCTCCTCGTCCGTGGGATCTACAGGTTGCCGACCCAGCCGGTCAGCGCTGGCACAGTGCAGACCTCTGACACTCCAGAGGTCAGGGCCAACATGGGCCGAACGGTGATCTACTGCAATCGTGTCGTCAGGACGTATCTCGACCTCCAGGCGATGAACAAGACCAACGTGCTGCTGCGGATCGAGGAGTTCGATGGGAAGCCTATCACTACGTTCCGGGGCATCCCCGTCAGGACCTGCGACTCCATCCTCAACAACGAGACCCAAGTGGTCTAAGGAGCGAAGCCATGATCTTAGACGCCTATATGATGTTCACCGCGGCCGCTGGGGACTCGCCTACCGCAAGCGGAGTGAGTGCTAACCAGATCGACCTGCACAACTATCAATCCGGTGTCAGTCCACCAACCGGCGGCATCCCAGTGCTGGCCAACGGTCAGGGCGTAAGGGACCTCGGCATCGGCGACGCCCCAGCGCTGAAGATTCTGGCTCTGGTCACCGCTGGCTTTACCACCGGCACCAGCCTCCAGGTCTCGCTGCAAGGTGCGCCGGACAACGGCTCCAACGCACCCGCCAGTTTCGTGACCTGGTACTCGAGCCCCGTCTACACAGTAACCGGCCCGGCCCTGTTGGGAGCAGGTGCCCGGTTGTTGGACATGGACCTGCCCCGACCACCGCAGGGCCAGCCCATTCCAAGGTATCTCCAACTCGCCTACACCATCGTTGGAGCGACTAACGGAACGCTGAAAGCCTTCATCGTCCTCGATCGCTTCGACCAGGTCTACAACGCCGCCAATAATGGTATCATTGGTGGCTACGTCCCCGGCGTGGTGGTGCCGAACTGATGCGCACTATCACCCTCGCTCTGTTGGGCCTCCTCATCGGGGGGCCCGCAGGGGCACAGCCACTTTCTCCACTGCTGAATGGGACTGAGGCGTGGAACTGTGGCACAGGTGGTCCCGGTGGGCCGAGTGTGTTCTGCTCCACCGCAACGGTGCGGGGCGGAACGCAGGCGGTGACGGCAGTGACGGCAAGCGCAACCCTGCCCAACACTGCAACCACCCTCATCATCACCCCTCAGCCAGCGCCGACGGGATCAGTCCTCACTCTTCCCGCCTCGCCCTCCGACGGGCAAGTGCTGCGGTTCTGCAACGGTACTGCCTCGGCCTTCACCACCAACACGGTGACGGTGGTGGTCAACACCGGCCAGAGCAGCGTTCCGACTGGTCCACCGGTGCTCACACTCACGACCTTGGCGGCTAACACCTGCCAAGCCGTCCAATACGCCGCCTCAACCAACACATGGTACCGGATCCAATGAAACGGTTCCTCCCGGCCTACTTGCTGGTCCTGCTCTTCTGGGCGGGGCCGGCTTTTTCTCAGGGTACAGGTGGGGTTCCCATCACGTGCAATCAGTGGGCGCAGGCGACAGTGGCGTCTACGACCTCGACGTTGGTGGCTGGGGTTCCGGCCGTGTTCCAACCCTCGCCACCGGCTGCGGCACCAAACACAGTCGTGATCGTGCAGCCCAAGACGATCTCGGTCTGTGGCATTGTGTTCTCGGCCACAGCCACAACCACGGCCCAGGTCTCCACCTCCACCTTGGCCAATGCCTGTGCCAGCGGCCTCACCAACCTCAGCGGTGTGTTCAACGTTGGTGCGAATAGCCCAACTGGTGTATGGGCCGCCGGTTCCAGCCTTGCAGTACCCGCTGGTCAATCGCTGTGCGTGACGACGACTGGGGGAACAGTGAACGTGACGGTGTCGTATGTTCAAAACTAGAGTTGCGCTCCTGGCATGCTTGTTAACGGTCCAGGCACATAGCCAGCTGCTGGGAGTGCTTGGCGGTGGCGGCGCTCCAGCTCCGATGTCAACGTTCCCAGCCGTCGCTGATGGCGTGACTGCCACCGTCGATCTCGATTTTGTTGCTAACACTGGATACAACAACGGCACCACCGGCACTGCCGTGTCAATGATAACGGTCAGCCGGAACCAGGCTAACACCAACCTCCTTCCGTCGTCGCCGGTCGGCTTTGCCTCTACGACCTTCCCCGCTAACACGGCACGGATCGACGCTAACGGACTATTGGTTGAGCCATCGCGGATCAACCAACTCTTCCCGAGCTTCCCTCCAGGCAACACGACGCTAACGACCGGCTCGCTTGCCAACGGCACCTACACTCTGTGGGTTGCCTGCTCGTCAGGAAGCCCCGGCTGCACAGCGACCCTTGGGAACGGAACGTCAACTACATGTAGCTCCGGGTCTCAGGCAGTGCAGGGCACTGCAATTACCTTCACCACCAGCGGCACGGCAGGGACCTGCACTGTGACCACCGCCGGGACTCCGGTTGGAGTTCAACTTGAACTAGGCGGTACTGGCTCGTCGCTCATTCCTACAACATCTGCGGCTGTGACTAGACCGGCTGAGGTTGTTACGTTGACGGGAACGGTCGCTAGCGGCACCGGCGCAACAGTGTTCACTTCAGCCCAGACCTTTCAGTTGGCGTCGGCTGGGCCTGCGCTTGGTGGATACAGCGACAACACCACCAGCAATAGGATGTACAACACCATTCAGACTGGTGGCAACGCCCAATCCGCTGTGACCTTCACCACCGGCGGCACTCAGTGCAACAACTTTATGGGGACCTTTGTTCTGTCCGCGGTGGGTAAGATGGCTCTGGCCTACGGCAGTGGTGGGAACAGTTCATATAATGGCAGCGCCCCTGCAACCTGCTCACCTGGATCGACGGCATTGACGGCAGGTTTGCTCACGACATTGAACATTGGCGGCAACGTCGGGGCCTTCCTTGGTGGTTATGTAAAGCGAACGGCGTTGTGGCCCTCGACTCGGATCAGCAATCCGACGCTTCAAGCGATGACACAATAGGAGGACGGAATGGCACGGTTTCGATGTCAAGGTACGATGGTGATCAACCACTTGAAGTTTCCCTCGGGCTCGACATTCGCTGACACAACCGGCAATGCACAAGCTGGGGACTATGTCTGGGCACCGTGCGGCACACCGGCGGCCATGAGCCCGAAGCTTATCCCACTTGACGCGGCGGCGACGACGATAAAGGGCAACAGCATCTTCGCTAACACACCAGTGCCCTGCACCATTCCCGGATGTGAGAGCATCGTATGAGGAAGTGGATTGCCTGCATCGTCGGCGCGCTGCTGTGCGTCAGCGCATTCGCTCAGACCCCACCAGGGCCTGGGCAGGTCACCCGCAGTGTACAGATCTCTGCCGACCCGCTCGGTCCCATTGGGTTCGATTCCAACAACAACATCATAATGAACGGCACCTCGTATGGCATGAATGGGATCTATTCCAGCTCATTGGGGTGGAGCGGAACGGGTGGGCCGCCTCAGGCCTTGGGACAGAACTTCCCCATGAGCCAGATCGATGCAAGACAGTTCGGGGCCTACTTCGATGGACAGTTCGTGCAGAACGGGATTAGCGGTACTGGTACAGCGCTGAACAGCT